GAAGGTGCCATAGGGCGTTTCGGGCGAAATTTCAAGTTTTTTGGGTTTTTGCTCTAGTGGTGGACTGGGTTCTCAGGGAGACTCATCCGAGACTCCCCGAGGGTGCTGCTCAGGGCAGGTTCACCGCCGAACCACAGAGTCAAGCATCTCACCCTTCTCAAACACAGTGTCAACAACACGCTGAAGTGCTCGCTCGGTGGCAATACCAACCTGAGAATAAACGGGCACAACACAGAGACCGAACTTCTTGGAATCGCTACCCAAGCGAAGAACCCGCCCGATAGTCTGAGTCATCTCAATCACATCCATATTGCGGAGGAAGATAACAGTTTCCAGTTCGCTCACATTGATACCTTCAGAAAGGATGGAGCGGTGAAGAACAACAAAACGCTTGTTTGCGTCTTTGCCCCAAGCATTGAGAGTATTGAAGAATACCTCACGATTCACTTTCTTCCCATCAATCACAGCACCAGTTTTGCTGGTGATGTAGAGATAGGAGTAACCACGCTGATGTAGTTGAGAAGCAAAATCGGTGAAACTCATCAGGTTGATGAGTTGCTTGGTGGTCTTCACACAAACAAGAATCTTCTTGGTATCAGTGTCATCGATAGTTTCCAGCACATTGGCACAATCAATGTTAGGATTGATTTGCTTTGCCTTGTGGATATCGAAGGTCTTTGCTTGAATCTTAGGAGGAATGATGTAACCACCTTCCACAAGTTCAGGAGCAGAAACACGGCAGATGATGTCACCGTAAACAGGAACATCGTTCATTCCTGGTTTGTTGATAGTGACAGAAGTCTTGCGAGTTGCGGTGAAGAAGTAGCAGCGGTCAGCATCACCAGAGAAGAACTCTGTAGAGGGGAAGAAGTTACGCTTCACCGAGTTGTGTGCCTCATCGAAGTAAATAGTGTTCACTTCGATGTCTGCTTGACGCACACGGTCAAGAGAGTTGTAGGTGGTGAAGATAACACAAGCATCACCAGCAGTGCGAGCAACATTAGCAAACATATGAATTTGCTCTGGTTTGGTGCTGCTGAAGTGAGAAGTTTCACCACTGTGAACATGCATCACATGCACACTCTTAGCATCAAGAACCTCAAGGAATTCGCTACAGAGTTGCTCTGCGAGAAGAATGCGAGGGCACACAACAACAATAGTGGTAGAACCAATAGTGTCAATTTGTGCCTTAGCATCGGTAATCATAGTCAGAGTCTTACCAGCACCAGTAGGCATAACAAGAGTGCCTTTGTTGTGCGCCAGCATAGCATCACAACCGCGTTGCTGGTGAGGGCGAAGAGTCAGAAGCATTCGGGTCGTTTGATTTCGATATATACATATTAACCCCCCTGACCGCGAAAGTCAAGGGGGTTGTGCCAGATATTAAAGTGTCACTTGTTCTAAAAGAAAAGGGGCATATGCCCCTTTTCGCTCTATGTCGCCAAACAATAAAGCAAGAGTATTTAGGACCTTTTCTCCTTCATTCTCTCAAGGTCATTATAAGATGCCTCTCGGTTTTTGTCAATACTCTGCTTAGTCTTCTGACGCATTTCATCTCTTCTCTGTTTGAACTTAGCCAGTTGATTTTGCTTTTGGTCTTCAGAATCCTGACGCCTTTGGAGCATCTTTTGTTTGCGTTCTTCAGGGTCTAGAAACTCTTTTAAGTTCATTTTACTCTTTTTGAGTATTTAGACCCTCTAAGACTCTATTAAAGTGTCACTTGTTCACATTAAACACAGGGGCAGGAATATTTCCTTGAGATGGAATCATATAAATTGTTTTATTTCCTTTTTCGGCACCTTCCTCAAGACCAGTAATCCAAAGATAAGATAGGTATTCAGAGTTATCTTTCAGACTATCACCGATGATTTGGTTTGCCTTAGCAACACCTTGAGCACGGATTACTTCAGCATCAGCTAGTTGTTGAGCACTATCTTTCTTTGCTTGTGCTTCTAGAACTGCCACCTGGCGGGTGAATTCTGCCTTCTGAAGTTCTGCCTTACCTTGTAGAGATTGTGCCCACACATTATAGAGGGGACCAACTACTGCGTTGATGATAATCAGAGATAGAAGAATGGAAACACCAACAATACCAAAATTGCGAACAGTGTTATCAGGTTTCATTTAGAAGAGACTCCAGTGTTTTTGAAAATAGCGTTAGCAAGAAAGATTATAGCAAAGTTCTGCCAGAAGGACAAAGATACACCGAACCAGGAAAGAATCAGTCCAAGCAACCAAGCCTCAAAGAATAGACTGGCAACAGCAAGAACAATTACACCAAAAGCAAGACCAAGAGCAGTAGAAGTTTTCATAGATCAAGCAGCAAGAGCACCAGAGGGGATTTCAGCAATAGTAGGCATAGTATTTTCTTCAAACTGATGAAGATTATAGCAGACCCATTCGTTATTCACAAACAGATAAGCATACTCTTCACCTTCTGCCAGATAATCGTATTTGTTGGCATCAAGACGAGGAGGACAAATTTCTCCACGAGCAGAATAATATGCTGGTTTCTTGTCTTCATCCCAGCAGGTGCTCATGTCACCACCATCAATCAGTTCAGCAACTTTATCTTTGGTGTTGTAATGAGTCTTCAGAATGCGACCCAACCATTCGGGATAAGAATCCCAGTGATGATAAGCAGAGAGCACAGAACCATCCGAAAGTTCAATTCCAATCCTTCCGCGAGTTGCCATTGTGGTGTTTTTTGATTACCTTGTAATTATAGGGCATCCAGCAGGGGATGGGAGGTTCCTTGTGCCAGTTTCTCAAGTGGCACTTATTTTATAGAAGTTCTTCAACTTCATTGGAAAAGTATTCCTGAGGGAAGTCAGAATCCATTTTTTCAATCATTTCATCAAGGTCGTATTCATCATATTCAATCATAGCAAGCAGTTTACGGTCGAGCATAACTTCTTCGGTGGTAGACATCAGTTCAAGAACAGTCATTTGATTGGAAATAGAAGAACTTGTATTAATTTAGCACAGAAATCAATCCAAGTTATAGTGTGATAGTTGTCGGTTAACCTCACATTCAATCGAAATTAATTTTGAATAAATGTAACTCTCATACTCATTACCTACAAATAGGGAAACTAGATTTTGAATCTGCTGTTTTGCCAGAATCAATTTTATGTGGTTGTCAGTACTTTTTGTTTTCATCTCTTTTGCCTAGATAATCAAATTTTTTGGAGAACAATACAAAAAAGAACCAAGCAAATGAGGCACTAATAATCAGAAACTCAATCATCTTCTAGTTTACTATCACCAACAGATTCCTCTGGATTTACATAACGAACGTTGTAAGGAGAATTGAAGAAGCGACGGAAAGCAACCACAGTAATAAGTAGCGCCGAAACAACACCAATAAAACCAAGGAAGGTGATACCATCTCCAGTGAAGTCGAGAGTATTAACGGAAGGGTAAGTCATAATCAATCCCAAGAAACATTTTCAACGATAAATCCAGGCATCACATAAGTCCATCCAGAACCTGCTGCCTTATAGTCCCATTTGTATTCAAATTTGTTATGACTATCCCAAGTCATATATCCTTTCTCTTTATCAAATCGACCTTTGATGGTCAATCCGAATTTATTTGAAAAGATGTTACGAGTTCTAAGTCCCCCGTTCTTTTCACGAGTTTCGATTACTACACAAATATCTGAATGAGTATCAGCAACAGACTCCAGAACGCAAGTAGTTTCATATCTAAATGGACGATATGTCTCCGAAGCAATTACAGGAGAAGAGAACAAAAGTGTAGCAAGAATTAGAAGTTTTTTCATCCAATTACTCTCCAACAAACAGTAGCATTACCTTTTCGGGTAGATTCAATGTGTGAAAATGCGGCATAACTTAAGTCTAAATCTGCGTGTGAATAAGGGCCACGGTCATTTACTCTTACGATTACTTGTTTGAGATTATCTTGGTTTGTAACTCTAATTTTACTTCCCATAGGCAAGTAAGGATGAGCAGCAGTCCAACGGTAAGCATCAAATCGTTCTCCATTTGCTGTTGTTTGTCCGTGGAATCCATCACCAACTCCATAGAAGGTAGCAATTCCACACATTAGACTAGCAATAATCATTTTTGTTTCGCATACGAACAATCAGGGTGTCCTTGTGGAAGTTGAGCACAAGCACGATCATAAGCATCAAACATTTTAGCATCTCTTTGTGCTAGGAATACATTGTACATCAGAATGCCAATGAGGGCAAGAAAAATGTAGGATGTTTTCATTTTAGTTCAATACGATCAAAGAGAAGCATACCAATTTCAAATGTCAAATCCTCATCCATCTCACCCATCAGAGAGTGAATAGCATCAGGAATCAAATCCTGCATGAGTTCAGCATACTCAGGTCTTTCATATATCTTGTTGATAACTTCTTTCTTAAGAGCATCAGCAAGTTTAGAAACAGTGGTGTTAGAAAGAGCGTTCATTTGAAGTTTGATGAAGGAATAAAAGAATAACTCAGCACGCCATTCCAAGAGAACCTTGGAATTGAGCATCAGTATTGAAACCAGTTACCTGATAATCATAACCGATGACTCGGGAATCAACCTCACGATTGAAATCTTGTTTGTTAATCAGACTCTTAGATTGTGTGCCTCCCATAAAGGTCACAATCTTAATCATCTTGGTTTCACTAACAGTATTATCTTGATACTTCACAGGATAGAAGTCAACAACCATATTCCCGTCTTTGGAGGTGAGTTGCATCGGGTGTCCTTCCCTTGATTACCTTGTAATTATAGGGCACCCAGTGCCCCCGAACAGCGACCTTGTGCCAGTTCTTCAAGTGGCACAAGTATTCTTACTGTTCCACACAAATAATGCGCTGTTGGTAGCTATCAGGTTCGCAGATAATCACTTTCTTTGATTCTAATGTACCAAGTTGATAGATGATAATACACATCTGCCCGAACAAGATAATCAATCCTGCTCTCTTCTTAACTCCTTCAAAATACTTATTCATTGTTCCCAAGGTGCTTTTCTTTCTAAAACTCTTTTAATCTTTTCCATTACTTTTGGGTCTGGTGGTTCATTCAGTCGTTCTACAAGCGAATCAAAGTCTTTTTGTGGTAATACAATTCGTTCAGGTGGATAAGACCCTTTACCCCAGAACTCTTCAAACTTATGAACATAATTCATATGGTCCCAACCGTGATTAAGATTTAACCAGAAATCCCAGTATCTTTGGTGGTCATCCATTCGCCAACCATCGTGATTGATGAGACGGAACCAATACCAGAAAATTGTGTATTTAATCGGTTTAAATCCGATTATCCACTTGTTCAAGAACACTGGGAAGTCCATATCAGTCTTCAGACCACGATAGATTTAAATTCTGTAAAAGTGAGTTCATTACCAGTATAAAGTGCTTGTAGTTTGTCCCTGTAGAATACTCCAATACCCCTATCAGTTTCACTAACTGTAATGCGATTTCCTTTGATTACAACCCTGTCCTCAAGTCCAATGCTTGTGATTTTATCTACCTTATTATCTTTGCGAATGTAGATAAGGTCAGTAGCATCATCAG